GAACTCATTAAAAGGCAGAAGTACAGTAAGTTAGAGTTTTACGACCCGTATCCTTTTCAAAAAGAATTTCATGATACTGGGTTTCAGAGCAACCAGAGGTTGCTTATGTGCGCCAACCGTATCGGCAAGTCATATTCTGGCGCTGCTGAAATGTCCATGCATTTAACAGGCATATACCCAGATTGGTGGGGAGGTAGAAGGTATAACAGAGCCATTACCGCTTGGGTTGGTGGCGTATCTAATGAGTCTACCAGAGATATATGTCAGGCAGAATTGTTGGGCAGCCCGGAAGACCCGGAAGCCTTCGGTACCGGAGCGATCCCCAGAGACTGTATCGTTTCCACAGAAAGGAAACCGGGCGTGCCCAACGCTAAAGCACTTGCTGTTGTAAAACACATAAGCGGAGAAAATAGCACGGTTCAGTTTAAGTCTTATGAATCGGGAGTAGAGAAATGGATGGGTCGATCTGTTGACTGCATATGGCTAGACGAAGAGCCTGAACGAATATTATATTCTCAGGCTGTAACACGTACTCTAGACAGGAAGGGAATGGTTTATCTTACATTCACCCCTGAGCAGGGAATGACAGAAACTGTCAGTGCCTTTATGAACGACTTGAAACGTGGCCAGTCTCTTACGAATGCAACTTGGGATGATGCGTCAGAAGATGTTCGTACAATTGTTAATAACAAACCCGGACATCTAGACAAGGATACCATGACCCAGATTCTTGCTGCGTACTCTCCACACGAAAGAGAAATGCGCAAGTATGGTAAGCCAACAATTGGATCTGGTCTTGTATTTCCAATACCTGAAGAAAAGATTATTTATGATAATGTTCAAATACAGGAACACTGGCCAAGAATAGCAGGAATAGATTTTGGATGGGATCATGACACGGCTGTGGTGTGGGGCGCTCTAGATCCTGATGAGGAAATATTTTACGTTTATGATTCGTACAACGCAAACAAAAGGTCGCCTGCTGAACACTCAAAAGAAATACTCAGGAGGCCATCTTTTATCCCCATTGCATATCCTCATGATGGTAATCGTAGGGATTCTATGGGCAATCCCGGCCTTGCTGATCAGTATCGTGATCATGGTTGTAATTTTCTTTTGGATCACTTTTCAAATCCACCGGCACTTGGTCAAAAGAAGGGTTCTAACTCTGTTGAAGAGGGCATTCAGCAGATGGTCGTTTGGATGGAGGAAGGGAGGTTTAAGATCAAATCCGACTTACACCACCTCCTTCAAGAATATAGGCAATACCACCGAAAGGATGGGAAGATCGTTCCGGTAAGAGATGATAGCGTGTCCGCTATGCGATACTGCTTTATGTCAAGACGCTGGGGTGTTGCTGGATTAGACACCACTTGGAACTTTAACTTTGATAAGGATATATCATATCCTCAATATGGAATTATATAATGGAAGATAGAGTTATAACAGAAGACGATATCAAGCAACGCATAGATGGAGAAATGGCGGAGGCTATCGGATGGTCTGATGAGATATCCCAGCAAAGGGCAGAGGCTATGTCGTATTATTACGGCGAGCCCATGGGAAACGAGGTAGACGGCAGAAGTCAGTTTGTTGACAGTACGGTTCAGGACAGTATTGAATGGATAAAGCCTGCCCTCATGCGTGTGTTTGCATCCGGTGACGAACTTGTTCAGTTTCAACCGTCAGGCCCAGAAGATGTTGCTGCTGCACAGCAGGCAACAGACTATGTAAACTTTGTTTTGCAGAGGCAAAACGATGGATGGAATATTTTATATAATTGGTTTACCGACGCACTGCTTCAAAAGAATGGTATCGTAAAAGTCTGGTGGGAAGAATCTGATAAGTACCATCGTGAGACGTACAAAGGATTAAACGATGTTGAGTTTGATTCTATATTTATGGATGAAAATGTTGAAGTCGTTGAGCATGAAGAGATAAGCGATGCAATGGGTATGCCCATGCACAATGTTGTTATCCGAAGATACATGAATGATGGAAAGGTTTCTATCGTCAATGTCCCGCCAGAAGAATTTGTTATCAATCGTGAAGCAAAGTCTATACAAGATGCAAGATTTGTTTGCCATCGTGTTCGCAAAACTTTGTCCGAACTTCGTGAAATGTACCCAGACATGGATGAAAGCAACATCGGAGATGGCGATTACACAGCGAACTGGGATATTGAGCATGCCGCAAGATTCATTAATGACAATACTGGAGATCCTTATTACATTAGAAACAACGCTGCGAATGAGGACGCATTAAAAGAGTATTGGCTTTACGAGTCTTTTTTGAGAACAGACTTTGATGGCGATGGAATTACCGAACTAAGAAAAGTTTGCACGGTAGGCAGCGAGATACTTTCAAACGAGGAAGTTGATAACATTCCATTTGTTAGCATTACCCCTATTAAAGTTCCGCACAAGTTCTTTGGGTTATCTATTGCTGATCTTACTATACCTCTTCAACAGATCAAGAGCGTTGTAACTAGAAACCTTTTAGATAATATGTACAACCAGAACTACGGAAGGTTTGCTGTTCTTGAAGGCCAGGCTAATCTTGACGATCTGCTATCGGCAAGACCGGGTGGAATAGTTCGTGTTAAATCGCCCAACGCAGTAATGCCTCTGGCAACTCCTACGCTTGAGCCTTACACATTCCAGATGCTGGAGTATATTGACGGAATCAGAGAAAGCCGTGCAGGGGTAAGCAAAAACAGTCAGGGATTAAACGACAAGGCTCTTACTTCGCATACTACAGCCGCTGCAGTTAACGCTGTAATGACTGCTGCTCAAAGCCGTGTTGAACTTATTGCAAGGCAATTTGCAGAAACTGGCGTGAAGGAGTTGATGCTCCGTATATATGAACTTCTTTGCAAATACATGGATAAGAAGCGTGTAGTCAGGTTAAGAAACGAATGGGTTGAGATTGATCCAACGTCTTGGAACGACTCTATGGACGCCACGGTGTCTGTTGCTTTAGGGCAAGGAAACAAAGATCAGCAGATTGCTCAACTTATGCAGTTGGTGCAGATGGCTGGATCTCAGGCTGGCAATCCGATGGTATCCCCAGAAAATAACTACAACCTTATGTCTGCATTGATCAAGTCAATGGGTTATCAGAACGTGGATGACTACATTACACCCCCGGATAGGCAACAACCTCCGCCCCCTGATCCAATGATGCAGGCTCAACTGCAATCTATGCAGGTAGAAGATCAGGTTAAGCAGGGAGAACTAGAAGTTAAGAGAATGAAGGTCCAGAACGAGATGAAAGAGACTCAACTGGATGCCAAATTTAAAATGGTAGAAATGGAAATGGAGGCTGAACGAGACGCCCCGGTAAAAATTGGATGAGCAAAGAATTAAAAATTGAACAAGCCCGAAGAATCTTAGAAGATAAACTATTTCAAGAAAGCGTAGAAGACTTGAAACAACAGTTAGTATCTGAGTGGGGCACAACTAATCAACACGACGTTGATAGTAGAGAACAGATTTGGCTTGAACTCAAATTGCTAGACAGATTGGTAGGACATTTGCAAGCAATATTTGAGGAAGGACAAATAACTAAATTCACATCAACAATGAGAAATATTTAATATGGCAATTAACTTACCTAATATCGCTAATGCCAACCCAATGGGAGCGGAAGCGGCAGAAAGTTTAGCGCAGGCAATGGATGTGGCAGGCGCACAAGAAGCAATTTTGCAGATGATGGAGGCTGAAGAAGCACAAACCTCTGAAGCAGAAGAGCAACCCACAGAGTCAGAAGAATCTCAACCCCTAGAGGAAGAGTCTGTTGACGAAAGTGAGGCCGACGATTCAGAAGAATCCGATGAGGAAGAGGCTGAAGAGTCAACCGAAGAAGAGGCTGAAGGAGAAGAAGGTGATGAGACATACACCGTAAAAGTAAATGGTGAAGATGTTGAAGTTACCTACGACGAACTAATCAGTGGATACTCAAGAACTTCGGATTACACAAGAAAGACGCAAGAGATTGCTGAACAACGTAAGCAAATGGAATCAGTTGCTGATCAATTGAGGTCTGGACTTCAACAGTTAAATGTCGAGCGTCAGCAGTATCAACAAGCACTTGGACACCTTGGACTTCAAATATCATCTGGTATGCAGAAGTTTAAGGATGTTGATTGGAACCGTCTTAAACTAGATGATCCTGTTGAGTTTGCTGTTAAGCGTGAAGAGTTTCGTGAAGAACAAGAACGACTCCAGAAAATTAACATGCAGATTAATCAGGTTCAGGTTCAGATGCAAGAGGATCAAAAGCGTGAACATGCTGAAAAAGTAGATATCGCTAACCAAGAATTACGTGAACTGATACCTGAGTGGTCTGATGATCAGAAGCGTGTAAAACTTGCGTCAGAAATACGTGACTACGGAGTGGATGCTGGCTACACTGAGGAAGAAATCACTAGCCTAGCAGACTCACGTGCAATCAATATTCTTATGAAAGCAATGCGTTATGACGCCTTGCAGAAGGCTGATGTAAAAGGAAAGAAGTTGAAGAACAAACCCAAGTTGGTTAAGCCCGGAAGCAAAAGGGCAAAGGTTGATGCTGATCGTAGGCGTAAGGCCGAACTTCGTAATCAACTAAAATCGTCAGGGTCAGTGGATGATGCCGCTGCTTTGATGGAAGACTTTTTCTAAGGAGAAAATATTATGACAGTACCAACTAATACTAGAGAGACTTACGGTGCCGTAGGCATTCGTGAAGACCTCTCAAATATCATTTACAACATTGCACCGGATGACACGCCGTTTATGTCTAGCATCGGCAAATCTTCTTGTGCGAACACTTACTTTGAGTGGCAAACCGATACGCTGGCAGCAGCCGACGCAACCAACGTGGTTGCTGAAGGCGATGATGCAAGTGCATTGGCGGTCGCAGAGCCGACCCGTCGTGGTAACTACACGCAAATCAGTCGTAAAGTGATCCAGACTTCTGGCACTGCTGAAGCGGTTGACTTTGCCGGTCGTAAATCGACTGAGGCTTACCAGATGGCAAAGCGTGCTAAAGAACTCAAATTGGACATGGAAAAAATGCTC